CCAGCGCAGATTCTGACTCTTGAAGTCACTGAGAATTCCACTGCGTTCGATTGGCAGTGTTTCACCAGTCACCAAGCCAACCCGCTCGCCGGTCAGCTCTTCCAAAATCCTGACTACGTCTTCAGCATGCTTTACCCCAGAAGTAAAGACCAAAACCGACTTTCGATCATGGCACTTGTCCACAGTTTCAAGGCACGCTGCCTTGACGTTGTCGACCATTCCAAAAACCGCTTGCATGTCAGATTCGATGAACTCGCCGCCTCGAGTCTTAATGCGTTCAGTGTCAACTTCCGCTTCGGCCGGCTTGTTTGTGATCGGACAAAGAAAACCCTGTTCGATCAGATCACCAGTGAAGGCTTCATAAACGATCCTTTGAAACAGTTTCGTTCGTCCACACAATGGACCTTCACCTGTTCGGAATGGCGTTGCCGTCAGTCCCGTGACTCTACACTTTGGATTCAATGCCCGAACTTCGCCAATAAACTGGCCGTACATCGATTCATCTTTTTCACTCACAAGATGAGCTTCGTCGATGATGATCAGATGTCGTTCACCAATATCAGCGGCTTTCTTGTAGATGCTCTGGATGCCAGCCATCAGAACATCGTGTGAAGTTTGCCGACTTTTCAGACCTGCTGAATAGATCCCGATGTCAACACTTGGCATCAACTCTCGAAGCTCCGCGGCATTCTGCTCAATGAGCTCCTTGCGATGCTGGAGAACAATCACCCTGCCGTCAAACTTGCGAGCCTGTTCGATCAGCAGGGCGATTACCAGAGACTTGCCAGCACCAGTCGGAAGAACGACCAAAGGGTTTCCTTGATCGTTGCACAGATAATTCCAGACGGCTGAGTTGGATCCGGATTGATACCAGCGTGGCTGAATCACGAGAACTCTCCATGCTTGTCGTGCTCCATCATTGATGAAGGCTGTTCTTCAGCATGACGGCCCAATTCCTTCGGAACAACAACCACATTGCCTTCTTCCGTAAGTTCCACAGCCCTGATCACCTTATTTATTGGCATCTTGGCAATGGCTTCTGGCATGGGCTCTTTAGTCTTCTCAAGCCACCTTGCCTTCAGATCTTTGAGCGTTGTTTCCATTACGATCGATCCTTCAATAACTTTCGCATTTGTTCGCAGAACGAAAGAAACTCAGTGCTGAGTATCGGCAACCACCAAGAGTCTCCGAGTTCTGCTGACGTGCTTTCCGCTGCTACAGCCATTGCCCGCAAAACGCTTTCAAGCTTTTCCAACTCCGGAGCGGCTGCTGCTTCTCTTCGAGCTTGCTCAGCCTCCTTTTCGAGCCGTCGTTTCTCGGCCGCCTCTGCTTCTGCCTTGGCTCTCAGTTCAGCCTGATGCTTTTGCAATTCCTCCTGCTGGCGTCGCATTTCAGCACGGTCTGCTTCGATCGATTCACGTTCAGCGCGAAGGATTGCTTCGTCAGCCAAACGCTGGCGTTCTATTTCTTCAGCGCGGATCCGGAGCTCATAAGCCTGGCGTCGAATCTCTTCTTGTCGAAGTGTTTCCAGCCGATCAGCCTCTTCTTTCGCTTCTGCAGCGACGCGGCTTTCCTTCGCAAAATAAAACTCGAACTCATCATTGGCCATTGCGCCAAGTGCCGCCAAGTCCGTGACAGCAACACCGGCAGAAGATAATCGAGAAACACGCTCATTCAGGACAGCAGCCTTCGCCGCTTCTTTAGCCTGCTTCTCTTTCATTTTCTCCGCTTCGTAGTTTTCTCGCTGTGCCTCCAATCGAGATTCAACTGCGCTGATTCTTTCTGTCAATGTCTTGGCAGTAGCGTTCACCGTCCGCTGGTAATGCAACGCCCCTTCGTTGAGCTCTTTTCGCTTCTTATCGAGGTCAACGCGGAGTCTCTTGACGGCCTTGTGTGCCTCTTCAACTTTTCCAATCCCATCCTCAGCGACGGTCAGGTTTCCGTATTCGATCAGCATTTCAATCATTGGCTCAAACGATGCCAGCGCGTCGACCGCCTGCTCTGTCATCGTTCGAGGTTTGCTTTCAACAATGCTCATATCTTCCCCTTCAGAGTTTCAAACTTGTCTACCCATTCATGCGTTGCGGCGTGCCAGCAATCGCGATATGTGCCGTCAAGCTGACGGCGTGTAATTTTTCCAGCACTAAATGAGTTCAGCGCATTCCATTCCTGTTGCCCATGAGCAACGTCAGCAATATGGACAGGCTGCAAATCCACCTTAAAAAGGCCCAAAGCAGTCCTCAGAACGACGTCCGCATATTGCTGCTTTTTTTCTGTCTCTTCAGCCTTGTAATGTCGAGTAATTTCACCACTCAGGATCTCGTGACAGTCATGGACCAGTGCCCAAAGTTGTTCCGCACGAGCAAGTTGAGAGCACATCCACCAGACCTCGAGCGAGTGTCGGCAAACTGTGCTTTCCGGATGTTGACCGCCGAAGCGGTAAAGCCTGTGAAGGCAGTCAGCGACCCATTGAGGATCGCTGACACACCTTTCGGCCCACTGATCGACCTCAGTGACGAATCCCATTACCACGGCCTTTGTGTTGGCGCTGCTTCAGTCGGTTCAAACGCCTGTTCGACTAAGGACTTTTCAGCGACTGGTGGTGCTGTGTTCAGCCGGGCTTTGTACGACTTGATCTCGCTGCGTGGGTTTCCGTTTTGATCGGTGCCCATTTTGACGACAGCAAGAAAAGGAGTTTTCATTGAGCCGTCGATAACGTCTTTGATTGACGGGTCTGGATTGCGTGTCGTCAAAGCAATCATCGCCTTCAACTGCGAGCGTCCGATTCCCTCTGCTTTTGCTGACTTGTTCTTCACGTTGAAGCCATCGAACAAAGTTCGATTCATGAACTGCCCGCCGGCAATCTTATATTCCACATTCATTCGCTCGCCGGTCCCGTCCTTGGTCGGCTTCTTTTCCATCTTTACAACCACAACCGGATACTCTCCAGGCGGGACAGACTCGAACGTACTTGCCTCAACTTTGTCCAACTGGTAATCGCCAAAATCGCCCATAACTCACTTCTCCAAAGAAAAAACTAAACTACTCAAACACCACAAACACACGTTGATTTACTTAGGCCAAAACGACTGATACGCCGCCCACGAAAACTCAATTTCTTCCGGCATCGCCAAGCGGTTCTTTGCCCGGACTGCTGCTGATTCGCAGGTGCGGATATACCGTTCTGTTCCGCCGACCCCGATGGCTCGTTCTTTGTTGAATCCCTGATCCTCTTTGCGAACGAAGACGCGATAAGAGGCAAACAAAACTTCGTCGGCCCACTCCTGCCAAGCTGCTGAAGCAGCGTCATGCAACGCGGGTTGATAGCGGTCGAATGAATCCTGATCGGGGCTCTCAAATCGCTTCACTTGAGCATGAGCCAGCAACACAATTGCCATCTTTCGCTCGTTGCGAAGATGCTCCAATGCGAGCATTACGCGGTCCCAGAATCTCAAAGCCTGCTTATATCCGGCCCCATATCCAATGTCTGCAATCGAATCTTTGCCGGCCGCTTTGGCAACCTCGTGATGAATGAGCGATTCAAGCCAGTCCATCGAGTCAATGACAGCGGTAAAAAAATCATGCTTCTGAGTGCCGAGCCAAACGAGAGCTTCCATCACCTGCTCAAACGTGGTCAGGTGTTGCGTTCGCTGACAATCGATGTTGTTAAGCCCATCCTCCAGATTCAGGATGACTGCCCCGGGAGCCTGCGCAGCCCATGTGCTTTTTCCGATGCCATGCGTGCCGTACAACATGCACTTGCGAGGAGCTTTGACCTTGCCGCTGATAATCTTCATTTTTCTTCTTTCCGTTTCAAATGACACTCAAAACACAACACTCTCAAACCATCCGATTCGCAGAACAGCCGATCGGCGAACACGCTCAGATCGGCAAATGATTTCAATGAGCCACAGGGCTGGACGTGATCAACTTCGACCTCTTTGCGTGCAAACCATCCTTCGCATCGCTGGCATTGGAATTCCCATTTCAGTCGTTTGTTGTCGCTCTGGCTTTTGCGCTTCACAACATTCAGTGCGTGCCTCACTAACGGAGGCCAGCGACGCGACATCTGACGAAGACCAGAGCGAATGAACCCCCAGAATGCCGCTTCAGTCCACTCACCACCGGCGCGAGTTCTTTCAACCCTGTTTGTCTTCGCCTTGCGACCCACTTCAATTCCTTATGAAAGATCCCGGATGCTCAGTGCCGCAAAGCCTGCCGGGCCAGTCGGAGTTAACGCATTTTCGACCCGTCTCCGAATGGGTCACCTGTGAGGCCCTCCGTAGCGCAAGCCTGTCGAAGCCTGCACCAAACAATGCCACGGAGGGTGTATTCAGTCGCAATCGCTGTCAGTCGCGTCCTGCTCTCGCTTGATTGCGTCATGGACTTCATGCCGATGAACTGGCACGTCACGCGGAGCAGCAACTCCAAGCCTGACTTTGTCACCCCTGATCTCAATGACCATTACTCTGATGTTGTCACCGATGCAGATTTCCTGATTGGCCTTGCGAGATAACACAAGCATGAGAACTCCTTTTCATGCAAAACCAAAAACCTGCGAACAGTCTCGGCGTGACTGCTGGAAACGCCGAACCCTTGGTGACTGTTCGCAGGAGTAAAAACGCGGTTCGATTCCTTCGACTTAGCGACGTTTCACGGTCGACCGCTTGTATGTGGATCACTTCCAAATGTTGGCTTCAATTGCACCAGCCGCCATGATGCCAGCAATCACGGTGCAACCAATCGCAAGTAGTTCATTGAACATTTGCCAGCCTCCTTTGCTTTGCCGCCTCGACATGAGCGTCCTGAGCTTTTTTGATTCGCTCCCGAGCCATCTCGCGACGCAAGCATCCGCACGATTTCGTCCCGCCGCTTTGAATGCGTGAACGATGGGTGTCAATAATTTCTCCGCACGAGCAACGGCACCGCCAAACCTGATAGCCGCCTGCATTATCCCACTGCGAGACTGTAAACATGTAACGGATTACGGTGAGCCGCGAGCCTGCTGGTGGGATCGGTGGTGTTCGTTTTTGTGGCCGTCCGACGTTTGCTGTCATGCCTGCTCCTTTGCTCTGAACGTCATCGCTGATTTGCCAGTTACTTCGCACTTGCGATCACCGCATTCGTTTACGAGATCCATCCGGACCAGTTCACGCACACGCTTGCGAAACGTTTCGATGTTCGCGACGTATTGCTTAGCCGCTTCGTGTGCAGCTTCGTTTGCCGTGATTGGCTTCGATGAGTCCTTAATGGCTTGAAAAACAAAGCTCTGCAACGTGTTAATTCGCAGCTCTGTTTCGACTGCTGATTTCTGGCTGGTTATTGGGTCTGATTTGCGGGAGATGCGGGCTGGCGTGTCAAAGAGGGTGAGCTGGTTCATCGGGTGGCCTCCACCGCAGACGAACAAGC